CTGTGTTCCTACATGGCGCCGAAGAGCCTTGAACTGACTACGCTAATGCACGATGCAAGCGAAGCATATCTGGGAGATGTTTCTACACACTTGAAGCGTATGCTTCCTGACTATCAGGCTCTTGAAGAAGTCGTAGAGGAAGCACTTGCTCTTAAGTTTGGCACGTTCTATCCATTGCCTCAAGAGGTAAAAGATATCGATGGGAGAATGCTAATGACGGAAGTAAGAGACATTATGCCTCCAAGCAAGAAGCAAGACTGGCCTGATTTTAATCCCTACCCTGGTTTCAAGGTCACACCATGGAGTCCAGAAGAATCGAAGCAACGCTTTCTTGATCGGTACAACAAGCTGAAGGGGATTAATCAGCCATGATTCCAAAGCTTATTGGTATTGCTGGCCCTGCTCGGGCTGGTAAGGATACCGTTGGAACCTACCTGAAGAACTATCACGGATTCAAGGGTGTGTTCTTTGCAGAGCCGCTGAAGGAAGCAGCCCGGGTTATGTTCAATCTGTCGGATGCACAGCTTTACGGAGACGAGAAGGAGAAGCCAATTGATTGGCTCGGCAAGTCTCCACGCTTCATTCTTCAGACTCTCGGGACTGATTGGGGACGAGAGTTGATTCACTCTGACGTTTGGCTTCTTGTTGCCGGGCGTCGAATCAATTCTCTGCTCGGGGAGGGAACTAGCGTCTGCGTCACAGACGTTCGCTTTGACAATGAAGCTAATGCCATTAGGAATCTTGGTGGATGCGTTTGGCATATCGAACGACGCAACGCTCAGAAGGTGCTTAACCATGCAAGTGAGGCAGGGGTTACGCGACACTACGACGATTGGGTACTGAACAACAACGGATCGATTGTCGATCTACATGACCAAGTGGAGAAGGCTCTAGCTCACTATTGAGCCTTCTTAGAAATGAGAAAGGAATTATGAGCAATCTTCTTAATCGCCTTGTGATGCTGTTCCCGCTTCCTAAGCTGGACAACATCCTACGTGACGTTCATGACACGCTTGCTCGCCTTGAGCAATCGGTGAAGGTGCATGCTGTTGCTGCTGAAAAGCAAGCGGCTGCTGCTGCTAAGGCTCTTGCCAAGAAGGCTGAGAGCGAAGCTCACATCGAGCAAGCTGAGACTGTTGTACGCAACGTGCGTGCTCTGCTTGGCAAGAAGGACTAAGCAAGAAATGGATATCAAGTCCATCGCAGAAAGCTTTGCCAAGATCGGATTGCCGCTTCTTGGTGCTGCTCTCCCGATCCCTGGTGGTGCTGCCATTGGTACGGCTCTGTCGAGCCTTATCGGTGGTGATTCTACCAGCGGAACAAAGCCAGAAGATATTCTGACACGGCTGACTCAAGATGCTGCTGCGCTTGAGAAAGCAAAGGAATTCGAACTCACTCACCAAGAGACGCTTCTCAAGCTGGCAGCGGATCAAGAGGTAAGGGATTACGAAGCAGAGGTTGCAGACCGCACCAGCGCTCGCACGATGCAGACGACAACGCAAAGCAACGTTCCTGCAACGCTTGCCTTGGTGCTCACTGTCGGCTACTTCGGTGTGCTCGGTCTGAAGATGTTCAGCAATGTGCTCCCATCGGATGCCACTGTCACTGAACTGCTGACCACTCTTCGTGATGGTTGTATGGTAGCGTGGACGTTCTATTTCGGTTCGTCGCATAGCTCTCGTGCAAAGGACGCTGTCATCGCACAGCAAGCAGCCAAAAGTAATGGCTGATTCGCTCTCTTCGTAGAGCATACAGAAAAGGAAAGAAATGGCATTTAAGCCTGCTAGCGCCAATCGTGGTAACTTCGATGGCGAACCCCGCAACTTCCCCACTCCAAAGGACGGCTCCCGTCGTGCTCGTGTCTCGCTGATCGTGGACATGGGTACTCAAGAACGTGAACCCATTTACAAGGTCGGTGACAAGATCGTCACGGAGGACACGGAAGGCGCAGTTGCAACCCCTCAAAAGGCTTGTCAACAAGTTGCAATCTTCGCTGACCTGACGAGCGACGTTGTTGACTACGGTGGCACGATTGGTGAAGCTCCCTACCGCCTGCTCCTGAACAAGAACTTCAAGGGCGTCATCCAAGGCATCAACCTCACCACGGTTGCTCCGACGGATGCCAAGGGCAAGCTGATCCAAGGCAAGCCGTGGAGCTTCCATCCGAACTCCACCATCACAAAGCTTGCGAAGGCTATCGAGCGTGAAGACATTCTCGTGTCCCTGGACATTGAGGAACTTCTCAACGGTGCTTTCATGGCTGACGTGGAAGTGAAGAAGACGGAAGACAAGAACAACAAGAAGGACAAGGACGGTAACGTCATCGTCTACACCAACGTGAACTTCAAGGCTGCTTCCAAGGTGCCCACTGTCGAAGACGACGACGGCAACGAGAAGAAGCTGAAGGTTCCTCCGCTGGCCCAGCCTGCCCTGTGTATCCAGTTCGATACGGCTACCAAGGATCAAGTCCAGTTCATCCGGGCCAATTTGCGCAAGCAAATCAAGCTCGCTTCCAACTACGCTGGCTCTGCTATGCAGAAGGCCATCGAAGCATACGAAGCTGAACAAGCCAAGGATGCCACGTCGGACAACGATACGTCCGGTGACGATACGCCTGCTGAGAAGACTTCGACACCTGCAAAGGTGAACAACCCGAAGCCTGTGGCGAAGGAGGATCAAGGTAATGACGACAGCCCGTTCTGAGATGCGAGCGAAGTTTGTTCTTGAGAGTGTCCTTCATTCTCAAGGTCAAGAGGGTCTTACCATGCGTGCTGTTTCAAACACCACGCCTGAAGAGAATACCTTCAGCAAATGGACGCCTTCCGGTACTCTGTCCATGGTTGTGACTAATCCCAATCTCTTGGGTAAGTTCAAACCGGGTGACAAGTTCTATCTGGACTTTATTCCAGCTGCGAATTAAGTTCGCAATATGCCCGCTGCCTTAACGGGTGGCGGGCTTTCTGTTTGAAAGGGAGGGATGACAAATACTAATGTGAAATTGATGCATGGCGACTGTCTAGAGTTGATGCGCGACCTACCAGATGCCAGTGTAGATATGGTGCTGTGTGATCTTCCTTACGGTACTACGCAAAACAAATGGGACTCAGTTATCGATCTTGCTGCGCTGTGGAAAGAGTACAAACGTATTTGTCGTGGAGCTATCGTACTAACTGCTCAAACTCCGTTTGACAAGGTACTTGGCGCATCTAATATCGATATGCTGAAGTATGAGTGGATTTGGGAAAAGACTCATCCTACCGGGCATTTGAATGCAAAGCGGGCGCCAATGAAGGCACATGAGAATGTGCTTGTATTCTATAAATCTCAACCAACATACAATCCGCAAAAGACATTCGGGCATACACGTAAATCTGCAGTGAAGAGGAAAGACACCACTCCGACGTATGGTCAACAAAAGTTTACTGCTCTGGCATACGACTCTACCGAACGGTATCCACGCAGTGTTCTCACGTTTGCAAGTGATAAGCAGCGCAGCAGCTTGCATCCTACACAGAAGCCAGTGGCACTGATGGAATACATGGTGCGTACCTATACCAACGAAGGTGAGACTGTATTGGACAATTGCATGGGTAGTGGTACTACAGGAGTTGCATGCATTAATACAGGTCGAAAGTTTATTGGAATGGAGTTGGATGCTAACTACTTCGCTGTTGCTCAGAAGCGCCTTAGCGAAACAGAGCTGCTTTTGAAAGGGACAACATGACTACAAAAGAACAATTGGTGCTCGAACGAATCCAACGAATGCTTTGGATTCCGAATTTCCATGGTCTAGTTCTCGGTTGGAGTTTTCTTCGTGCTCGGCAACTATTTCAACAGTTGTCGGCTCTACCGATGTATGATTTTCCCAAGGGAACTGTATTCAGGTCATCAACACTACGAGCAATCAATGAAGAATTGAATAGCTACGTTGACTTTGCATCAAGCCTAGACCCTCGGGAAACTGGACTTCGGTACGCTGGTATTCAGATTACGAACGGCTGGTATGACGACCCTTTGATTGAGGCGTGGATGAATACGAGAGTACGGAGTGCTCAGAACTTTGAAGGACGTATGGGAGTGGAACGAATCGAATGAAAACTGTAGCAGTGATTGATGGCGACATTGTTGCCTACCGTTGTGCAGCAGCAAACGAAACTCGTTCCATCGTCGCTACCCATAAAGTAACTGGTCAATCTCAGAGTTTTCCCCACCGTACTGCTTGGCGTGCCCAGATTCAAGGGCTGTATGAAGAAGACGAATTCACAGTAGTCGATATTCAAACCCCTGACGAAATCAACAAGGCTTTCCACGGAATTAATACCACTATCAAGTCTCTCAAGGAAGCTTGTGGTGCAATCTCCCGAGAGATTTATCTCAGCGGGAAGGATAACTTCCGTGATTCTCTTCCTCTTCCGGTTATCCAATACAAGGGTAATCGCGCTGAAATGATTCGTCCCGTGCAATTGAAGGAGTGTCGTAAGTATCTTCAGGACAGCGGAGCAAAGATTATTGACGGACGTGAAGTCGATGATATGCTTGCTCAACGCTGTTGGGAAGGTAAGCGAGACGGGCACAAGAATATTGCCTGTACGATTGACGGGGATCAACACGGAGTAGAGGGCTGGATGTATAACTGGACGAAAATGAATGAGCCAAAGCTTATTCAAGGTCTGGGAGATATCTATCCTCACGAAAGTATCAAGAATGACTTCAACGGATATGGACGTAAGTTCTTCTACGCTCAATGGATATTCGGTGATCCAGTGGACAAGTTCAAGCCTTGTCAAATTGCCGGAAAGAAGTTTGGTGTAGTAGGGCTCTTCAAGATACTTGCCGATTGCAAGACGGACAAGGAATGTGTTCAAGCCGTCTACGACCAATATAAACGTTGGATTCCAGACGGAGTAATTACCTATAAGGCTTGGGATGGAACTGAGCATACCAAGACAATCATCGAAGTCATGGATATGTATGCCGCCTGTGCTCATATGAAACGCTGGGAAGACGACGTGTTTAACACGGAAGCCTTGCTGGACAAATTGGGAGTGAAACGATGATTATGATCGAACGAGACGATGGTTCCGAAATGATGCGAATTACCAAGGACGGAGATTACATCGTCATGGAAGGAAACTATTGGGATTTCCCTCAAGACCCTAGAGGCTATGCCGACCTGTTTCGTCGTCTTGGTTTGGAAGTCACCGAAGAAGAGTACGAGTACGACAAATGATTGAAGACATTTTCGTGACCATTGTAGTGGTCATCGTCCTGTGGCTGGTAGGTAGGAAGCCCAAGCCTGCTCCCCAACCTATCCTGGTGTTCTAAATGAGCTACGGGATTTACCTTGAGTGTGACAAATGTAAAGCTACACTCGGTGGAGAACAGGTAACGAAGAATCCTGAGCCCCCGCTTCAAGGAAAGTTCGATGAAGGGGAGCTTTGCCGTAGGGCTCAGGTACGAGGTTGGAAGGTCTGGTGGACTCCCGGCTCATTTGACACCAACTGTCTATGTCCACAATGCCAATCGTAGCCTCGGAAAGGCCCCAAAACAGCCATAAAAACCCTTGGGAGTCCTACCCTACTATCTGGAAGACTGAAGCGGCTTTTTGGGCCTATCTTCGTGGAGGCATCCGGCTAGTGTGGAGTAGGTATCCCGCCAAGCTTGAGTGGAAGAAGAAGCAAATGACCACGGACAAGCCTGAAGGGTACACAGGGAAGGGGAAATCGTTTGGTAAGTGTCACTACTGTAATCAGACTTTCGTAGCCAGTCATCTTGAGGTTGACCACATCCACCAAGCCGGGACGTGCAACAGTTGGGAAAGCTTCCGGCAGTTCACAGAAAACCTGTTGGATACAAACAACAACTGGTGTCTCGCTTGCAAGCCCTGCCACAAGATCAAGAGCTACGCAGAGCGGACAGGGATGGGCTTCAAGGATGCGTTGCTTGAAAAGCAAGTGATCGAGTTCTTGAAGAGGGACAAGGAAGAAGTCCTTGCTTTTTGTAGGGATTTCGGGTATAATCCTTCCTCCCTGCGCAACGCAGCGCAACGCCGGGAGGCGTTGACCAAAATTTTCAAGGAGAAAAATGGCAACTGATTTTCTGCCGTGGCAGAAGACAGCAATGGAAATGGCTTCCAAGGGTTTGTCCTGGCGCTCCATTGCTACTCGTCTCGGCAAGAGTAAATCCACTGTAAGTGATTTCCTCCGTACTCAATCTCCCAAGACGGAATATCGGGAAGGCAAGACCCACCTGTTTATTCCTGACAGCCAAGTAAGGAAGGGTGTTAGCCTAGATTTCCTTCGCTGGATTGGCGAGTATATCGTCCGTAAGCAGCCTGACGTGATTGTCCATGCTGGTGATTTTGCCGATATGGAATCTCTGTCGAGCTACGATAAGGGCAAGCGTACTGCGGAGGGTAAGCGAGTCCAGCAAGATATTGACGTGACGATTAAGGCTATGGGTATTCTCCTGGCTCCGTTGCGTAAGTTTCAGCAAGAACAGCGTGAGCGTGGTGAAAAGGTATATGAGCCTCGAATGGTTCTGACCCTTGGTAATCACGAGGATCGAATCAATAGGCACGTGGATGCAAATCCTGAGCTTCATGGATTCCTCAGCGTTGACAGCCTCAAGTACAAGGAGTTTGGCTGGGAAGTTATTCCCTACCTGACACCGATTGTGATTGACGGTATTGCCTACTGCCACTTCTTCCAGAACAATATGACCGGCAAGCCCCTTGGTGGCACAGCCATGAATATGCTCAAGACGATTGGCACGAGCTTTACTCAAGGGCACAAGCAAACTCTTGACGTGACTACTCGTTTCCTTCCTGCCACTGGTCAACAGCAATGGGGTATTGTGGCTGGTGCTGCCTACACCCATGACGAAGACTATAAGGGTGTGCAAGGAAACAAGCATTGGCGTGGAATCATTCTTAAACACAACGTGAATAACGGCTCGTATGATCCGCTGTTCATTAGTTTGGATTGGCTTGAAAAGAAGTATGGCTGAAGAACTGTACTATGTGAGGACGCCCATCGGGCGTCTTCCTCTTGACTTGGTTTGTTTGTCGAATGGCAACATTTCACTTGTGAGAAGCAGGCTGTATCCAGCACAAGATATCGTAGATTTTTCTGCTGAAGGTGTGCTTGCAAGTATCGGAGACGATGTTATGATTCTTGCAACTACGGATTCAAACGTAGTTACTATTCAAGAAGAACATAATCTTGGCGAGCAAATCGAATACAAGCAATATCCATATCTTCTGAAATGGCTGCAAGCTCAAAACCTTCCTAACCCTTTGGAGAAAAATGACTAACACTGATAGCTCAGACCTGTGCGAAGTCTGCGGCTGTATGGCTACCCGCTACTTCGGTAGCATCCCTCTCTGCGATAACCGAGTGTGCGAGCAAACGATTCGAGATGAGATGGAGTTTGAGATTGAACTGAACGCTGAACTCGACAAGAACAATAAGGAGTAAGCATGTCCCGTGTATTTAGTTTCCGTGACCTTCAACGGATTCCAGAACTTTCGCACCTGAATGAAATCGACATGCTGTCGATTGCGAATGACAATCTCATGAACAAGTATCTTGCGATGCTCGGTTTCAACACCGATGCTGCCATCCTGTATGAGCCGTCAAAGCATCGTGATCTACAGAACAAGGTGGCAGTGGGCTTCCGTGCTGTAGGCGTGATTACTCAAGACAGGGCGTATTTGAATAGTCCTCTCTGCACTCCCACTGAACGAATGATTGCTGCTTCGTTCACAGATATCTCTCTGGTCAAAGAACTCGCCAAGCTGGCTGGCACTAGCGCTCATTTCGACATGACTGAAGTTCGAGTCAACTCTATTGCTGAAGGCCCTTCCGAGATGGAATACTTTGAGCCGGACTACGAAGACGTGACCAAGCAGATTGAATTCCTGACCAAGCTCCGTGATGATATTCGAGGCGATCCGTACAACGACTACGGCTCCTTGAAGACTCCGAAGGAATACCAGCAATGAAGAAGCTTGCTATTTCCAGTGGAGAAAAGGCAACTGAGATTCTTCACATTCTTGGTATCGATCCTGACTTGGCTTCAGAAGTGACAATCACTATCAAGGCGGGCGAACCCATCACTGTCAAAGCTGATATGTGGGTAGCTGAACGTGAGCGCGACGTTCGTGAAATCATCATGGGCCGCGCGAATCATTTTGGACGATGAAGCCGTTCATCGTTCTATATCGTTTGCCTCTGTTGTCGAATGCTTGGAATACCATCCGCGTGGATGCCGAGACTTCGACAGAGGCTGTGAAGATGTGCTGCATGGAAATTCCGTCAGCCAAAATTGAAGACGTTTGGGAAGTCAAGCCCTATGAAGACATGCAGAAACTGCAGTGTCGAGAAACCTGACAGAGAATATCCGAAGGGCAGAACCATTTGCTATCCTTGCAAGTATGTGCTGGCAGGTGGGAATAAACATGATCCCGTGTACATGCGTGAGTATTCAAAGAAGCATGCCCTTCGGCTTAGATATAAAGCCTACGTTCACAGGGACAAAGTTGTATTTGGTTGTCAGTCTTTGTCCAGAGAAGAGGCAACAGAGTTGATGTTGAGTGAATGTTTCTATTGTGGAGAGACACCTTCTGGTGGTCTAGATAGGATAGATAACACTCAAGGACATACAACTTCAAACGTAAGACCGTGTTGCGAGAAGTGCAACAACATTTTGGGGGACATTCCAGACGAAGCAAAGCTGGTTCTGGCTAGTGGCCTAAGAGAGATTCGAACTAAAGGATTTTTGAATTCATGGACAATTCCAACGAAAAGAAAGAAGAACACATCAATACCCCATTCTCCACAGTAGGGTATCTGACAATGAAGAGGACTTACGCTCGTCGCCTTGTTGAAGGTGATCCGAGTAGCCCCTCTGAAGAATTTGTGGACATTGTGAACCGCGTGGTGAAGGCTACCAACGATCAACTTCACGTTGGCTTTACTCCTGAAGAACAAGAAGAACTCCGTGGCTATCTCCTGCAACTCAAGGGCACTGTCGCTGGTCGATTCCTCTGGCAACTCGGAACCAAGACTGTCGATAATCTCGGCCTTGCTTCCCTTCAAAACTGTGCCTTCACCGTTGTTGATGAACCTGTGCGCCCGTTCACATGGGCAATGGACATGCTCATGCTTGGCTCGGGAGTGGGCTACAATATTCAGCGAGAGCACGTCAACAAGCTCCCGGCAGTAAATGAAAACTTCCAAGCCCCTATTCGTCAGGACGATGCGTCCGCAGACTTCATCGTTCCGGATACTCGTGAAGGTTGGGTTGCCCTGCTTGCCAAGACGCTTAAGGCAGCGTTTCTCAGCGATAAGAATGCTCCGACCTTCACCTACTCTACCCAACTGATTCGTGGCAAGGGAGCCCCGATTAAGGGCTTTGGTGGCACTGCCTCTGGCCCTGAAGACCTGTGCCAAGGCATTCAACGTGTCAGCGATGTTCTGAGCAAGCGTGCCGGCAAGAAGATTCGTCCTATCGATGCTCTCGATATCATGAACATCATCGGGGCTGTCGTGGTTGCTGGCAATGTTCGTCGCTCGGCCCAGATTGCTATCGGCGATCAAGACGACGTTGAATATCTGCTGAGCAAACGTTGGGATATGGGCAACATTCCTTCGTGGCGCGCCATGTCGAATAACAGTGTGGTATGTGATGACATTCGAAACCTGCACGAGTACTTCTGGGACGGATATCTTGGAAAGGGCGAACCTTTCGGACTCATCAATCTAGAACTGTCCCGTAAGGTTGGTCGTCTGGGGGATACTCGCTATCCTGATCCGAACGTGATGGGCTACAATCCTTGTGCTGAGCAAAGTCTTGCTCCGTATGAGACGTGTTGCCTTGCAGAGATTTACCTGCCAAACATCGAGAGCAAGGAAGAACTGTTGGCAGTGGCTAAGGCTCTCTACCGGATCAACAAGCATAGTCTCGCGCTGGCTTGCCATCACCCGGAGACTGAGGCTATCGTCAATGCCAACATGCGGATGGGCATCGGCATTACTGGCTACCTTCAGGCTTCCAAGCAGCAGAAGGGCTGGCTTGATTGGGTCTATACTCAGCTTCGTGACTATGACGAGGAATACTCGGCTGTACACGGCTTCCCGATTTCGATCAAGTTGACAACGGTCAAGCCTAGTGGTACGCTGTCGCTTCTCCCTGGTGTTGTTCCTGGTTGCCATCCTGGCTACGCTCAGTACATGATTCGTCGGATTCGCATTGCTGCGGATCATCCGCTTGTGCAGACTTGCCGAGAGCATGGATACCCTGTAGAATACCAACGGAACTTTGATCGTTCGGAGGATCGCTCCACTGTGGTTGTGTCGTTCCCGTTTGCCTATCCCGAAGGGACTGTGCTGGCGAAGGACATGAGCGCTGTGGATCAACTGAAGGTCGTTAAGGAACTGCAAAAGAATTGGAGTGACAACTCTGTCTCTTGCACGGTTTACTATCGTCCTGAAGAGCTTCCGGAGATTCGTCGCTATCTGGCTCGCAACTACAAAGACAATCACAAGTCGTTGTCGTTCCTGCTGCACAGCGATCATGGCTTTGAACAGGCCCCGTATGAGGAAGTGACCAAGGAAGTATACGATGACCTCGTGGCTCGTACCCGTCTAATCACTTCTATCAGCAGCGCTGAGTTCGAAGGTGGAGATGAATGCGCAACCGGAGCTTGCCCAATCAAATGATTGTCGTATACTCACAAGACAATTGCCCTGGGTGCGAGAAGGCGAAAGCCTTCTTGACACTCAAGAAGATTCCGTTTATAGTGAGGAACATCTCTACGGAACCTGCTGCCAAGCAGTTCATTCTTCAAGAGGGGCATCGCTCCGTCCCCGTGGTCTACGATGACCACATTCATATCAAGGACTACACGTCCCTGGTGCCACAGAACTAAAAGAAAGGTACACTATGTTCAATCGTAAGAATCAAAAGGGTAGCTCCACTGTAGAAGCCCTTCTCGTTATCGCGCTGGCTGTTGCTGGTGTTGTCGGCTACATCCTCAACCTCGTCAAGCTGTTCCACATTCCTGGCGTTGAAGGCCACATCGGTGAGATTGTTCTCCGAGTGATCGGTGCTTTCACCGGCATCGTCGGGGCTGTCGTCGGCTACTTCTGATGTTTCCTGCTCCGCTAATCATCGGCGGAATTGTGGCAATCTGCGCTTTGCTGGTTATCATCGTCATTGCTGTCTTTGACGAGATGGTATTCAATGATAAACTACCAGCAAAGCTTTACGTACCATTCGTCGTGACTGTTCCGGCAAGCCTTCTCTTGGCTCTCCTTTACGGTCTGGTGTGTACGTTGCTGCACATTCCAATTTCTCACTTCTGAGAATCTACTTACTTCCTGAAAGGACTACAATGTACGATCGTAAACTCGAAACCTCGGCCCGTGAAATGGCTGCTCACAACAAGCATGAAGTCCAACGGGCGAAGGATCGCCTGAAGGAAGTGGCACGAAAGAAGAAGGCACGTAAGGCGTGAAAGTAAACGACAAGGAGATGCTTCTCGCTGCTACTGGAATTGCAGCAGAGTTCGGGACACTGATTGTGCGTGGTCTAACTCAAGGCAATGGTGATCCTGACGGTGAGACAGCATTCTTCAACATGGCAACGGCTCTCCTGTTCAATTCAGATAGTCCAGCAGGGCTACGTGCAAACAACGAGTTTCCTAAAGGAACCGTCTACAACAAGAAAGAACAACAATGAGTTGCGGACAATCAGCTTGCGCTGACGACGAAAACGATTGGTACGACTTTAAAAAGAATTACGGTATTACCGATGTGAAGTGGGACGTATACAGCGTTGAAGCCTCTGTTGCAAGGAAGGTTGGCAGGGAACAAGGTTTTGACGGACGTACTCTGAAACTTCTTGTACAGCAAGAACTTGAAAATCGTGCCATGGCTCAACGTCATGTTGCAGAGCTAGAGGCTCTTCTTAAAGCAGAAGCTCTCATTCGACAACTCGACAAACAATAAGGAACCTTACCACAATGAGCATTCGACAAATCATTGGCCCCGATGGCGAACAAGTTGACCTGGACGTTGACAAGTTCAGGGCGTATCGGGATGAGACGTTCACCTATCTCCGTGAAGAAGCCAACGCAAAGGCTGGCTTCAAGGAGTCGGTAGAAACCATCGCTGAGACTACTGGTCTTACCAAGGGCTTCGTTTCGAAGTACCTCAAGGCTGCATTCAAGGCCGAAACCAAAAAGGCTACCAAGCTCGGTGAAGCCTTTGAATCTGTGGACGAAGCTATCAACCAATGAAGCTCGACACGTCCAAGCTGAACATCAAGGAAGACTACAAGCTCAATCTCGCACAGAGCCTGCTCTTTGCAATGGGCTGTCGTCCTGAACTGCTGTTCGCCCACATCCAAGAAGGACATGGAACTTACACCAAGCGCGGCCCTGGCCGTCGTTCCCTGTCTGGTCGTCCTGTCATTAAGAAGGAAAAGTAAATGAAGAAACTCCTTGCTGGCCTGTTGGCCGCATTCTCGATGCTTGTAGCTACGGCAAGCCCCATCAACTATGCCACTCGGCCAGCATCGGCTACCGGCACAGGCTACTTCGTAGCAGGAAGCAAGATCTTCGACCCTTCCGGCAAGGAGTTTCGGATTCGTGGAAGCAACATCAACCACTTCGATATCAATCACCAAGGTATCGAGTTGATGGGCTTCAACACGATTCGCACTGCACTCTACCTCACTCGAACCACTGACTACAATTGGGGAACTGTCCAGAACGACATTCTCAATCGTGGCATGGTTCCGATGGTCGAGAGTCAGGACACGACGTGTAAGGGCGACTTTGCCACGCTCGACAAGACTATTAACACGTGGCTATCTCAAGCCTCCACGTGGCAGAAGCTGAACCCAGTCGGATTCTTTGATCCAGCAAATGAATGGGGTGTTGCTGCCACTTGGCGAGATGGATGGGCTGCAGAGATTCCGAAAATTAGGGCTGCTGGTATTACTGCTCCATTGGTTATCGATGCTCCCAACTGTGGTCAAGACGCTGGCACTCTTGTCAAAGATGGCAAGTACCTTGAAGACCTTGACCCTGAGCACAACATCTTGTTTGACGTTCATGTGTATGGGAGCTTTCACTATCCTGCTACAGCAGCGTGGATGCAGGACTACAGCAAGGCAATGGCTTCGCTAAAGGCTTCTGGTCTTCCGCTCATCCTTGGTGAGTTCGGCCCTCCGCCTGTCACTGATGCCAACGGAATTGTGCATACGATTGGCCCCAGCCCGACGTATGTCCCTACGGACAAGCTCATCTTCGACGCAGAAGCGAATGAGTTTGGTTGGATGCCGTGGTCTTGGGACAACAATAACCTTCTCAACTGTGCGGCTACTGACTACAGCTTCTCGATGTTGTACAATGTGTGCAAGCCCTACACAGGGGATGACACCCAACTGACGAACTACGGCAAGGCGATCAAGCGTATCGTGTCTCAATACAGGCCCTCTCCTTCGAACGATCCTGTCCTGAGTGTCGTCAATGGTGCAGTAGGATTCAAGCTTCCGTCCACTCAACCTGCGACGTACAGCCTGACCTACACGAACGCTGACTTGGGCAAAGCTGTCCCTGTCACCATCATCGTCGGAAACTAAAGGAGCGAATGTGGCATTGAATAGAAAGTACGGAGTGGAAGACTATAGGGTGAGCCCTGAGCTTCGTGGAAGTACTAATTCGATTGTTGTTCCGAGAGACTTAGTAGTATATATGGCGTTGGATGTGTCAGGAGCTTGTCTCAGGAACTATATCAACAATCGCCTCAAACTCAATGGTGTGAAGGAAAATGGCACTGTCCATACGTGGCGCTATGAGATTGGCAGCGTTCGTGCCACGTTCCAGCCAGCTATCGAGCCAGAGCCTGACTACCCGTTTGCCCGTTCTTACGCTGGCGATTGACCATAAAAAAAGCGACCCACCCGTTAGGATGAGTCGCCAAACGTACCGAGGTACGTACACTTACCACAGTGTATTCATAGAGCCCCCTTGGCCTTGCGCCTTGGGGGCTTTTGTCATTGGGCCGGCAGAATGCTCTTGGCTCTTTCCCACAGGGCTTGCCTGTCAGCCAATCCATTCGTGCCACCATTGATCTTCTTTGTCAATCCAACGAAGTCCCCGGAATCAGCGTAGCTGTTGAGCTTGTGCTCATTCCAGAACCAACCGGCAGAACGAGTAGCGTTCTCAGGGTATTCCAGTAGAGCCGGGGTGATGATGCAGTCGATATCCAGAGCCATCCCGACAGCAACGTAGTTCGTCCTGCCAGTGATTTGAATCAGGCCTCGGCCCTTGAACCTCACCCCATCCCCCTCAACCACATTGCCCAGGTCTTTACGGCCCTCGTAAGCCTCTCCAGAGGCCAATTCTCGCACGTAAAGCAGTTGACCACTCTCATGCCCCACCTGAGCCAGAAAAGCCGCTCTACGGGCCTTAGAATCGATCCCAAACTCCTTCATGGTGGCATTCAGGAACGGGAGGAAGGTCAGCCTGTTCTTGCCCGTGGATTGTGGCATGATGTAGGCCAACTGATCCATAGTCAGGTCAGGATAGGACATTAGGGTTACTCCTTAGTCTCTACAGCTAGGAAGTTCTTCACCACCTTAAGCTTCATTGCCAGAGCAATCAGCGCAGGAGTGCCAAGGTAAGCAGCCATACCGCAGAGACAGCCGGTAAGGGGGCCATTGACGTTGAAGTATTGACAAGCAAAGAAAGCCATCATGCCAGCGAATCCAGACGAGGATAGCTGAGCCATAAGGCTACGGAAAGAGAATGCTTCCTTGCTCTGAAGGAAGCGGACAATGCCGCCCCACAGAGACAGGAACATGATGCCGATGTAGGCTCCCCAGCCTTGGAATAGTTTGGAGAAGTCAGTAGAGGCAAGCTTGGAAGTGTCTACGTTCTCGAACATATGGTTAGCCTTGGTAGCTGCCACGCACGTCAATTGTGAGAGGCATTCCAGCCCAAGCACTACCGAACTGGAATCCGGGAATGACAATCTGGGTGGACGATGGGTTGATGTAAGCGTCCACGACGCCAGAGAATACCGCGTTCGAGATGCGGCAAGAAACGGGGATCGACATGGATGTATCCGTTGTCGATGGCAACCCATTGATACGAACTTCGCCTGTCCCTGTGTGGGCAGACAGAACCACTTCCAAACGGAAGAAGACAAGGTTCCCAATCGTGGTCGTCTTGCCTGTCTGTTTAGTGTACGTGCCAGAGCCAGCCGTTGTGGCTCCAATCACAGTGGGAGTGAATGTGCCAGTGGCGTAGGAAATCGAGCCACCAGCAGCAAGAGCATTCAGCTTATCGATGTAATCCTGTTGCCCTGGATAAAATTGGTTGCTCATTAGATTTCCTGTACAGAGATGGACGAGCCCCACTTACCAAACAACTGGTACGACAGGGCAGAAGACTTTGACAGATAGCCGTAGAGCATGTAGATTTGCTCTTCACCGATATCCGTACTGCTAGGGGCACAACTAACGAACATGCCCTTGGTCATCCCATTGCCACGCATGATTCGATAGATGAAGTCACGGTCAGCAGTATTGAGGTATTGCATGTTCAGAGAAAGCTCTCGGTACATGCAGCCCTTGTCTACACGGATATCGCCAGCATCGCTACGTTCGATCTTTGTCGATTCATTGTTGCTCATCGACACAGCGCCATACTCAGGATTCACCGAAGCCTGCCAATAGCCACCAACCACAAGCTTGGAGGCTTCGATGTAGCCAGCAGTGTTGTCAGCATCAACTATATCGATGACCAGCTTCTTAATGTTGGTCAAAGGAACCCAAGCATAAGCAGCAGAGCCACCACCGTAGTTGAACGTGTTAACTCCACCAGGGATGAAGGAGTTGGAGCCAAGCGGAGCAATACCCCATTCGCCAGGATCACCGAACAAGCCGGCAGGAGAGGCAAACTGCCCTGTGCCATTGTCGAATGCTGGAACACTGTCGCCAGGGTCAGCATAGCCACGGACACGCATGGTAGCCGTGGAGGTTAGATTAGTGAAGGGCAGGACGATTCCACCAACTACCTCAGAGACTGCCCATGTAATAGTGAGCGTTGCGCTGGTCGATGTAGACCTCCACACTTCACTCTTCAAGTCAGTCAGGAGATTCGCTGTGGTGAGCGTTCCTGCTGTGGAAGAGGCAATCGTAGAGATTGCCCGATCCATCGCATTGTTATAGATGATGCGGAGGTTGGACATGATTTCCTTTAGGCCAACAGTTCTGTGACGACAGCCATAGCTTCAACAACGAACGTGATACCAGAGATGGCGGTCAGACTACCAGAGTGGTCATAGAACTCGCAGTGACCTTTGATGCCGAATGTGTGAGACGCAGCAGAAGGTGTCAGCATGTATTTCCACGAGATTGGAATGACGATACCCCAAGGCTGGTAATCACCAGACGATTGAATAGCAGTGTTGCTATCATCGACTTGGAACTGAGGCGTAAAACCACCAGCAATCGTTTGAGTCGTACCGTCCAACGTCGCAGTGATGTACCCACGAATATTGGTGTTTGTATGAGTCTGAACTTTCAGATTGGCTGTCACAGTCACTTCGACAGGCTTGCCATGACAGGTCTTAGTCACAAGCACGATATCGCTTGTATCGAATCCGGTGACAGGGGAGTCACTTGTTGTATTCGAGACGTTCGTGCTAGTTGCAGAACCTGTAGACGAAGAATCAGAGGCAGTACCAACAGCCAGTGTACCAGCGAAATAGGCATCTCCCGTTGTGGCGTTCAGGCTGAACTTAACCGTGCCAGAACTATCCCAAGCGGAGATACCGCCAGGGGTCATAGCCACACCGTAGCCACTCACCCAATTGCCAGAACTATCCCAGGTCACAGTACCAGCCCTGAAGCCAGCGCCAGTCACAGCATTGATGCTGATCGTAGAAGCCAGTGTGTTCGAGATGTTTGCAAAGTCTAGAGCATGTCCAGCGCTGAAGATGATGTTGCCAGAGCTGTCTTTGATATCCAGACCAGTCGAATCGATAAGCGAAGCCGTAATCGTATTCGCTGCGATCTTGTTGCCAGTGATTGTCGAAGCAGCTAGGCTGTCAGCAATCAGGCTACCAACTTGAATCTGATCGGATGTAAGACTGTGCGTCACAATCTTGCTAGCTCCGACAGTGCCAGAGACAAGCAAGTTGCCATCAACAACGGCATTCACTGTAGTCCATGCAGAGCCATCCCAGAAGCGAGTCTGAGAGAAGCCAGCCGAGTCATTCGATTCAACGACAGTATCCAGCAGCACAGGGCCACCATCAACATACGCAGCAGCAGAAGCCAGCGAGTCATCGAACGTAGTGCCATCAATTGTGACATAGAATGTACGACTACCACGCTTGCCAGGAGTACCAGCAATCGACTTGCTGATCGTGAATGTCTTATCGATGGTGGCAGTGCCGAAGGTTCCACGAAACGTAAGCTTAGCCACAGTGGCAGAAGCAGGGAAGCCTCCTGTCACAGCGTAAGTGCCAGCCGTAGGGCCAGCAGCGTCGAGCGTGTACGTCAGCCCTTGAGGATTACCACCTGGGGCTAGAGCGAATGTTGTCACCGTTGTGACGTTGTTCTCACCTTGGAACACTACAAACTGTCCGTCAGCGCCAGCATAGTTCGTGACGTTGCCCAGATAGTCAGCAGGAAGGATGACGTTCTCGTTTGTGAGAAGACCGTTCACCCCGTCGCTTCCCTCTCGCACTTTGATGAACGTCATGGTATCGATGTAGTCGATTCCATCTTCCGTCACCTTCAACTGAAGAGTAAGCGTTTCAGAAAGCATTTGGCTTTCTGTGAATGTAAAGGTGCCTAGCGTAAGAGCCGGCACGACCGTCATTGTACCACCGCCAGGAGCGATTGTCAATTGCGGAGTTCCCACCAGATTCTTCACTGTAGCTACGACAGTAGTGCTCGCTGGGGAGACAACGCCTGTCTTGGAGATTTGGAAGAACTGAGAGGTAGCCCCCAAGGACACAGCCTTGGAGGCCAGGATCACCAGCCCAAGGCCAGTGACGTTGGACGGGTCAACGACAATGTTCGGAGCAATACTAACCCCCGCAACACGGGGGCTCGTCGCTTCAAGTTGTACGTCCCGGTCGTTGACAACAGTTGCCATTAGATCAGTACCTCAAAAGTAACGTGGGGCTTGGTCAAGTCCACGGCAATCGAAATGATTTGTCCCGTCTTACCACCACTCAATCCGAAGCGGGGATGAGTAATCGTTTGAGGC